ACTGGAACGTGAAAAGTCTATATCGGGTATAAATCTACGCACTAAAGAAAACTGCTCACCATCTGCTATGTCTATCGGGCTTGAGTCTATAAAGGATGTAATAGCAACATCATCTGCATTATTTCCAAACTCATGTGTGTATAATTGTCTTGGAGCAACAGAATCTGTATCGTGTGTAGCACCAAATGGGTATTCGTATATGCCTCTGTCAAGCCATGCTGAACGAGCTAAGTTTCCATAATACCAAATTTTTTGTTCATAATTATAAACAACATATCTATCGTTTTCCCCTGTTCCTCCAGACTCTGAAGGATAAAACCAAACGACTTCGCCAAACTCTGTATTTAATCCAGCAACAACTTTTTCAAAATTACTTTCATCAAAATCAGAGAACACATAATCTCTGACAGTGCAAGGTATTGGCTGAACACGCCCATCATACAAATAAAATCTATCTATTCCCATCCAGAATACAGCATCATTGTTTGCTATGGCTGCGTTTGCATTTCTAATTGTAATGTTGCCTGATATTTGAGTAATGCCAAAAGTAAATGGTGGCCCTATGAATTGAAGTGAATGCACACTTGTATCAGTGATTACGATTATTTCACGCCTTGTCTCAACGGCTGCTATTATCTCTGAACCTGAACCCACTCTTATATCCCCAGCCGTATTTGTTGATGTAGGTGTCCATGTAAAAGGATCTTCCTGACTACTAAATCTAATAAGTAAGGGGTCTATGTCACCTCCTCCTAAAGGAGTAGTTCCAAAGACAAGAACGTGTCTATCTCTGTCTGAAACAATTAATCTTCTGCTCTGTGTTGGCGCATCAGATGTTCTTGTGGCAAAAGGGAAAGCTCTACTAGTCAAACCATTAGTATTATCCCAATAGTAAAGTTGACCATTTCTAGGAAGGATAATTAAATCCTCACCAAAATTATCTTGCTGCCATAATCTAAGTTCTTCTTCAAGAACAATACCTTGACTTGCAGCTAGTCCCCATCCTCCTGCACCCCATGTATCTGCACCCCAACCTGTTCCCAATAATTGAGAAGTGCCACCTTTGTTTAAAAGATAATCGGCATCAGAAGTTCCAGAGTTAACTAAATCAAAACCAGCATTAGAGGACAAAGTAATATTATACGAATTAGCATTAATAACAGTAATTTCAAACTCATTTGTTAACAATGTAATCAAGCTGTTATATGTGGAACCTGAACCAAATGTTACATTTGATAGGATAACAAAACTCCCTGTCACTGCTCCATGATTTGTGTGTTCAATCGTAACTGTCGTGCTTGCAGAAGCTGTTGTAAAAGAAATTAAACCAGATACAGGGACATTGCTTGCAGCACTAACTGTCCCAACAAAAGATTCAGCTTCAATACCAAGAAAGGAAGTTACTGTAACATTAGCCATAATTCATTACCCTCCCACTGGAACGTCTACATCAGATGCAATCACTGTAACATTTCCAAGACCAGTTGTTCCTACTAATGGTGTGCTAATTGGTTCTGTTAATATGGTTACTGTACCTACAGAAGCCGTTGCGGATACACTAGTAGGTGTAATTTCCAAAGGATTAGTGACTGTTACTGTACCTACACTTGTTGTACCCACAACCCCAGAAACATCAAAAGGTTGTCTTACTGTCAGTCTAACAGGGGTTATATCGTTGTAGGCCCCACCTGATTCAATATAATATTTTACATTCGTACCCACAGATAGATATCTATCATTGGCTAATGTAACCCAAGCGTGAAGAGTTCGAGGGGTTCCTAAATAAGTTGATTGAGTGTATTTTGCCCAACCGCCTATCTTCTCAGGGTATCCAAAACGAAATCGTACTAAGTCGCCATCGACCCATCCCCCCTCGTTACTGTAGGAGGTAATTTCTTTATTAATGCCTGGTCGAAACTGTAATTTACTAAGGGGCATATTGTATCCTTATATTATGCCCCTTATAATACTACACAAAACTATTTTGAGCAATATTACTTAAAGGGCGGTCCTAATATCCAACTAACAAGGCTATGTCTTACTCCAGAAGTGACGGGAGTAACACCATGTTTAAGGTAAGATGGAAATATAATACAGGTTCCAATACCTGTTGCATGAGAAGAGTCGTATCCTTCATTATTTGGAAAAATTAATTCCCCACCTTCATAAGACTTAGAATCAGATAATTGTATCACTACTGAAAGTTTCCTTACGCCACGAGGATCAAATCTTTCTGGTACTAATCCTACCCAATCAGCATCATCTTCATGTGGTTTATACTCGCCTTGTTCGGCTGAATCATATTCGGTTAGTTGTATTGTTTCTGGTTCATTCAAATCAAAACCAAAATACTGTTTGTTAATTTCACTTACTTTGGTAATTAAAGGGGTAAATAAATCAGTATTATTTATAATACCATTAACAAAACATACGTTTGATTTTCTTGTTTGTTCTACAACAGTTCCTGCTTCAAACTGCCCAACGGCCCCTCTTTGTTTATTTGTCATTTTCGCTAAAGCATTATTACAAAAACCAATGTCAAAAGCATTTTTTATAATTGCTATTGTGTTATTCATGACTTAGCCTCTCTCTTCCGTCATATATAAACTCTGGATCAAATCGCCCCCCAGCTTCTATGTAATGAAGAAAAACTTGAACATGAACTAAATCTTTGTCGGGTTCTTCTTTATAACCAGTATATACTAAAGGATCTCTCCAATGCACTTGTTCGCACCCTTTATAGATAACACCCTCTCCTGCTTTCATGCCCAGTGGAACTCCATCTACATAGATGGGCCATAAAAAATCAGTATTGTATAATAGATTTAATGTAACACTTACTTCACAAGAAGGTCTGTCTTGATGCTTTTTTAGGTCATGCCCATTCTTATATATTCTAAAAAAGGTATAAGTAGGATGTAATCTTTTCCCATAGCTTTTTTCAACTTTTGGTTTTAACAAAGCTAATAACAAATCAAAAGCAGGATTACTATAGCCTACTTTTGCGCCAATTACTTGAGCTGGGTCTGGTGTTGTTTCATCTTTTCTATCTAATACTAATATGAGATTGCCCAGATAATTAGCAAACTCTGCGTCAATAAAACGCTCTACTCTATTTTCCATAATTGCCCCTCTTGGAATTAGTAAGGTTTAAAGTCTAGTTCTTTATCATAACCATATTCTAAATCCAGTAACTTTACTACTATATCAGGTAAATATAATCTAGGCTCTGTTACACCAACTATTACAGGAGATCCTTTCCTATCTCTATCTGGAATACAGTTTTCACCCTTCCAAGAAAATTTTGTAATAATGACATTTCTATTTTTACAGAGTTCTGTTAAATCTTTTTGATGACTAACTTCTATATCAAAGCCATGTCTTTTTAAGGTTTCAACTATCATGGGAGTTAAAAAAGAGTATTTACCGTTTTCAAACCCAGTAAATAAAAAAGCATCTTCCCACTTTCCTTCATAGTCCTCATCAGGAATTTTATCTGCGGTGCAAGTTTGTGCTACCGCAAACATATTTAAGCCACTTTTTAAAATATGTTGAAAATTATTCGCTATAAAATCATTGGCGAATTGTTGTTTTGATTCAAGAAAAAGTTGATTTCCAAACTTTTGAATTAAAGGCGCAAATAACATTTAAAAACCTATGAGTAACACACATCCGTTTGTTGCTTGAGCGTTTTCAGGAAAAGTGGTGCCACTAAAAGTTCCTGGAGTATTATAATACAAAGAACTAGTATCAAAAGACATCCCCCCTTGACCATACCCAAAATTGTTGCCTGGGTCATAGGTTGGTGAGCCTGTAGAATTGTTATGTGCGCTCATAACAGAAGACCCTCCAAAAACTCTGGTGTTTGCTCTAGAGTTTCCTGAATTAGGTTTAAACTGCCCTAACCCTGAAGGTGAGCCAGCCAAAGCCACATTTAAATTAGTATCATGACCTCGTGAACTCTGAGCGTTCCATGAAGGGTTGTAGTTTGGCCCAGAAGGTACTGGACCAGCACCTCTAAAAGTCCTTGCAGAAGGTGTGTTATCATAAGAATAATCTGCTACAAAAGATACCGCATAGGCTTGACCAGAGTTAGGAATAGCATTAGGTGTCAAACCACTTCCATTACCTCCTACTGCACCAAAAGGTGCTATGTTAGGGCCTGACATTAGAGTAGCACCACCATCATTCCCAGTGGTAGGCGCACTTGTTGTTCCTTTTGCTCCAATGGTAATATCAACTGAACTTAAATTACTACTATCAAAAGCATTAATGGCAGTAGCACCTCCAGCTCCACCTGAAGATTGTCTGCGAGTGTGATTGGCTCTAGTTGTGTTTGGACCTTGCAAAGCACCAGCACCGCCTCCTCCTACAAGAAAAGCTATTGTTGTTCCACTACCAATTCCTGATGTCGCCCCAGGAGTGCTTGAAGTATATAAAGAAGCAGAACCTCCACCTGATATATTAGAGTTATTTGCTAGATTTAAAGAGTTTCCACTTATGCTTCCTAAAGCAGCGTTATCATCAATAACAACGGTATTTCCTATCTTATATGCCATAATTTATTCCTCATAAACAATTGCTGGTTTATCTGGTGCAATTTCAGAAGTATCCGTTGGGGGATTTGTTCTTATTGCTCTTAATTGTGCTCTGTAGGTTTTCCATTCTTGTAAACAAGTGGCGGTCAAACCAGAGTCAGGTAATACTGCCCAATCTGATTCTTCTAATAATTCTTGAAATCGGGTTTCATTTTCTTCAGTAAAGTAAGATGCATCTTCAATCTGGTTTGGCACTGAAGTAAAAGTTTGTGTAGATGAATTATATTCATCTCCTATTCCATATCCAGGACTATCTGGTAAAAGAATATAATCACTCGCTAAACCACCAGATGCTTCAATAACAGTTGATATTACAAAAACATTTGCTTCGCCTTCTTTTGCAATTAATTTTCCATATCTAGCCATTTTACTTTCCTAAATTTAAAGATTCCTAGAACCAACAAGTTCCAGCCAACCCGTAGCTATGTATTTAACCTCATCCCCATAAATAGGATTGCCTCTATGAGGGTGAGTGTGACCAGCAGGCCATAGAACTAATGTGCCTTTTTTTGGCGGTAATCGCAATCCTTGAGTTATAAATTCTGTTTCGCCATGACCTTCATGTGTCGTTAAATACAAGCACCATACTCCTATTCTTAAAGAAGATCCACCTTCTCCATGTTCTGAATGCCAACCGTGAAAACCTCCACCTTCTACTGTTTTTTGTACTTTTACAGTGTGAGAAAAAATCTTAGCGTTTGAAAATCCAACATATTTTTCTTTATACTCCTCAAAGCACTTTCCTACAACTTTATGTATCTTATCTCCTATATCTTTTGCACAAGTTTCAAAAAATATACAATCATCTCGTCTATTTAAAGAACCGCCATATTGTTCAGAAGATTGAACTGAATCAATATTTAAGTACAATCTATTTTCCCATAAAGACTCAAATTTTTTAATTACCTCGTCACATAATTCTTCAGATGCTGCATCTTCATATATCCCTATATAATCCTGATATTGCCCCACTATTATACCTCTTCTAATGCAAACCTATATTTTCTGCCGTTGATTTCGTTAATGATATATAGGTTTTCTTGCCCCTCTTGAATACGCCAACGGCCTGACGTACCATCTATATTATTTACCCTGTTTTGTAGATTATTGTCTAGCACCAAGTCCCCTGAAGTAATGTCTCCTGTTACAGATAAATTACGAATATTACTAACATCTCTGTTAGCATCTGCTATTACTGCTTTAGAAGCAGCAACTGTTCCTGCGGTTGTATCAACATAGTTTAATTCTGTAGTTGTAGCAGTAACACCGTCTAATTTATTAAGCTCTGCGGTTGATAAAGTTGCGCCATCAAGAATGTTTAGCTCTGATGCAGTAGAAGTAACCCCATCAAGAATGTTCAATTCGGCTGCGGTAGAGGTAACTTCAGTACCATCTATCTTAAATGTTGTGGCGTTTAATGACAAAGCATTAGTAAAATCAGTAACCGCAGCGGTTTCTCCTGCACCATCTGCATATAGTATTTTTGTTGCACCATTTTCAACAGCTACACTATTTCCAGACCCTTGTGTAAAAGTAGCAGTATGCCCAGAACTATTTTGAACAAAATATAATTTATCAGATGTATTAGGTGTTATTGTAATTGTTGATGCCCCACCTGGGCTTCCAGATAGAACTAATACTTTAAACTGACCATCAGATAGAGTTCCATTTTGGCTTGTGATTAAATTAAAGGTAGTGCTAGTTAAAGTTACTGTTTTTACACCATTAATAGCACGATCAATAATATCAAAATTTCTGTTGGTTGTGGCACCCCAAGTACCAGCTTGTTCCCCTGTGGCTGGCTTTTCTATGCCATTATTTAATGTATATGTACTCGACATTATGCAGCTTCCTCTGTCCAGTTAGGATCTTGAGAAGGTGTAACTTCTCCCCAAGAAGGAGATTGAGATACGCCAATACTAGACCAACTTGGATTTTGGTCAGGTATTATACGTCCCCATACAATTATATTACCAATATTTCCGCTTGCTGACAATCCTATAAGAGAAACAGTAGCACTGGTTGAAACACTTACTTCATTTAATTGTGTTGTTGCGCCTAATCCTGTTACAGGCACAATAAGAGCAAGGTCTACCGTTACACTACCAATAGCTCCTGTTGCTCCAACACCATTAAGCGATACAGCAACATCTATAATTTGAGTGGTTTGTCCAAGTTTTCCTTCACCAGATACCCCACTTGGTATTACAGTTGCTCCACCTGTAGCAGTAACATTTCTTACACTTCCTGTACCTTCTACTCCTGTTACAGCAACATTTTGACCTATGCTTACAGAGGCTGTTCCAATTGCCCCAGTGCCTCCAACTCCTGTTGAAGATACATTAGCATCTCCCTTTACGGATTCATCTCCAAGCCCACTAGTTGCGGCAACCCCAGAAACTCCTGTTACAGCACCACCAATAACAACGGAACCCGTTCCAATTTGACCGTTTGCACTTATCCCAGTAGGAGAAACAACCGCAGACCCTATTAGAGTTAAAGTACCAGATGCACTTGTTGCGCTTACTCCTGTAACACTATATTTAGACTCAAGCGTTACATTGCCTATTGCTCCTGATGCGCTTACTCCTGTAGGAAATACATTAGCATCACAGGTTACGGTTTCTTCCCCTACACCAGCAATGCTTGCTACTGCTGCAACACCAACAACTGCTGCACCTGTTAGTAAGACAGAACCTGTTTGACCTCCTCCAGATGTACCTGTCGGTGAAAAGGAAACATCTGTAACTATAGATTCATTTCCTAACCCTGTAGAGCCAGATGCGCCTGTTGGAATTACGTTTGATGTGCCTGTTGCGGTTAATGTAGCAACACTGCCAGTAGCAGATACACCAGATACGTCAAATGAAATATCTGCGGATTGAATACCTAGACCAGCAAATACCTCTTCAGAAAAGGCAACATTTGAAAACATATTATGCCTCCAATTTTGCTAAACGGGATTCTAATTCTTCTATTTTAGCTTGTTGTTCTTTCATAGCCTCAATCAGCAGAGGAACCATTTTTTCGTACTGAACTGTTAAATACTTGTCATCAATAGGAGCAGGCTTTACAGCTTCTGGTAAAACTTTTTCTACTTCTTGAGCTATAACACCTACTTGCTGTGCATCATTATCATACCCAAGAGATTTAGCTATTTCATTCTCTGTAAAGTAATAACCTCCTAAAGATTTTACTTTATCTAAAGCATTTGGAATGGTGCCATGAATATTTTTTAAACGCTCGTCAGAATAATTTGACGTAATATCTGCGGTAGCTCTAATCTCACCTGTCGTCCCTGAAGCAGCGGTGCCTACGCCAAAACTATCAAATTGTACATCAGAAGATGTTCCCAACGATAATGAATCTCTAGCAGTAGAACCAGATTCTGCTACAAAGTTACTTCCGTCACCGACTATAAAGTTTCCGTTTGTTACAGCTAACCCAGCAACATCTTGCAGTTGTTGATCAAGACGGGCATTTGCTATCGTACCAGAAAGTTGTGAAGCATTTATTGTTTTGTTTGTGAGTGTATCTGTACTACTAGCTGTAATAGCTCCAATGTCAGACAAAACCTCAGAAGCACTTCTGCTTTCTAAACCATTTGCTGTAAAACGTGCAAATTCATTGTCTGCTACAGATGTACTGTCTATCTTGACCGCATTAGTATTACTGATTCCAAATGTAAGAGCAGCTTGTCCACCTATGTCAGATAGAACTTCAGAAGCAGAACGGCCCTCGATTGCAGTGCCATCTACTCGTAGGAAATCATTATCAGCTACACCGCTAGTAAACTTAGGGATATTTGTATTAGAAATGCCTGTGTTTAATACTGCGGCAGTTCCTAAACCTAACGATGTTCTTGCGGTAGAACCTGTTTCTAGGACAAAGTTTGAACCATCTCCTACGATAAAACCACCATTAGTTACAGCAAGACCAGCAACGTCCTGTAGTTGTGCATCAAGTCTAGCGTTAGGTAAAG